CATCTTTAGCGGTAGCAAGGCCGAAATCTTTAAGGTGTACAGCATCACCAGTTTTAGCGTATGAACCTAATGCATGCATTTGTTCACCACCAACAACAGGAGTAGCTAATACTCTAGGAGTATGTGAAACAATTCTACCAACTATATTAGCTTGTCTTAATCTCCTAGTTCCTCTAGCAAACTGTTGCCACTTCGGGATTTCTGGTTCTACCCTAGGTAGTACGGTCTTTTTATAATGCCCACTATCTACTGGTACATTTTCTAAATCAGTAAATTTACGTGTAGTATCACCTAATTTCTGAGCTTTAGCAACTTTAGCAGCCTCTTCTGCTGCAACTACACCTTTTCTTACATCAGTACTTTCATCAGGTATTTCAAAACCATACTTTTTTAAATCATCGTAAGCTTGTCTTTTAGCAATAACAGCATCTGTTGTATCTAATTGATTTTTTAAACCTTTCTCAGCTGCTGCCTGTAATGTAAGTTTATCTGATTCTGTTAGTACAGTACCTGAAGCAGAGTAACCTCCAGCATCTCCAACCTTTTTAGTTAATATTTTTTGAAGTTCTTTAGGTTTAGATAAATCTAATTCAGTACCTTCTTGTACTAAATCTAAATAAGCTTGTCTTCTAGTAGCACCAAAGCGTGATGCAGATGCTTGCCAATTTTCTGGTATATCCATCATACCAGCTTGATTGGACCTAACATCTGTGTTTACTAAATCTTTTATAAATGCAGATAATTTACGAAAAGAATCACGCTTACCTTGTGACATATTCTTTAAAGCAGATCCAGGGAATTGAGCAATAGGATCATCAGCACCAAGTCTAGCTAAACTATACATATGTTCTTTATGTAAATCAATACCTAATTCTTTAGCTAACTTCGATGTCCATTCATCCTTAAGTCTTGCACCAGTTTTAATATGTTTAATAAATGCTTCTCTAGTCCCAGGAGGTAGTCCCATTTTAGGATTCTTTAGGAACAACCTTTCTTGATTATCTAACCAACCAAGTAATTGTTTAGGAATCTTTTGTCGTTCTTTTCTAGCAATCTTATAACTCATGCTAGCTAAACTAAAAGTTTTCTTTTTGCCTTCTAAAAACTGAGTTACACCTGATGCAAATCTTTCATCCCAACCATCTGCTGTTTTATATAGAATTTTACCAAAAGCAGTTCTACTTAATTTTCCACTTAGAATTTTAGATTTATTTTTACGTAACCATGCTTCAAATTTCTTTTTAATATTTACTTTATCAGCTTCAGTAATTGCTTTATGGATAGTGTCTTTTGCCATCTACCCTACCTCAATGCTTACCGTTTTTGTTCTTATCCTCATCCGGCTTTTTCTTTCTTCTACCAGCTAACCATTTCCGATGCTCCTTCTGTAATTGCCATCTTTTCTCATTAGCTTCTTTACTGTTACCCCATGCTTTAGCAGCTGGACTGTTGGCAGTTCTCTTTAACCAATCAGATCTATCCTTAGCTTCCTTCTCAGCTGCAGTTAGCTCTTTCTTTTTCTCATTGCTTTCTTTCTGAATCTGTGTTTCTTCGGATGATACTTGCTTGTTAGGAGCTTCTTTATCAGTATTATTATTGCCTTGTTTTATTTTTAATTGTGAAATTTGCCTAAGTCTTTCATCTTTATCATCTGGTGGTCCTTCTGTTGCATCAGGGCTTGTTACCTTTTTATTTTTCTTTGGAGGTCTAGTAGAAAATGCAGATCTACCTGCGCCTCTTCCAGAAGTAGTTTTAGCTGCTGATCGAAAGGCTGATTCACTCCTTCTTGTAGCTTCAGCTATATTGCCACCAACATTTACTGCACCTGTCTTTTTTCTAACGACTTTACCTTTACCATCTACTAGATGCCAAATTCTTTTTCTAACATCTTTGTTATCTTTAAATAAGATCCATTTACGACCGCTTCTGCTTGTATAAGCGGCTCCACCTTCTCGTGTACGGGACATAATTACTTCCTTTGTGCTCCGCCTCTAGCGCGGTTTTTCTTTGTTGATTCGACCTTCATACTAGGATGACTTATATCACCAGTACTTGCTCCTTTACCGTCTATCTTGAGAGCTCTACGACGGCGTTGTAGATCAGCTCTATATTTCTTTTTAGCTGGTGTATCATTTCGCCGTGTCTCATCCCTTGAATGCTTTGCTCTAGCTTCAGGGTTTGAACGGTAATACCGCGCTGTACGACCAGGGTTAGCTACGAACTTTCGTGCCATACATCCTCCGTTGTACAAGTTCAGGACTTACTTTAGGCATAATCTTATTGAGTTTATCAAGAGGATTTCCTTCATACGCAACTCCACTAACGTCGTTTGTTTTAAGCCAGTCACAGGCTGCTTTTAAATCTTGTGTGGTAGCAGTTCCACTCTTAACTCGTGTTAGGAATTCAGTAGTTACAAGATTGTGGAGTTCATTAAATTGTTCTTCTGTGGCTTTAGCCATTTAACTAAATAGTTTTGTTTTTACTATTGCAAGTGCTTGATCGTCTAGTTTATTGTCGGTACGCTTTACATAAGCTTCAAGTAGATCAACTACGAGCTTTTTAACTGAATCCGACTTCAAGAAGGCGAATAGGATGGGCTTGATTACTAAGATCATTTGCTTAGGGGGTTAAGTTTATGCCACCATGGTTTAGGTGGTGGTGGGGGTAGTTGCTTAGCTTGTGCAGCAGCAACTTGTTTTTTAAATGCAGCTATAGGTATAACATCTTGACACATATGATACACACGTGTACCAGGTCGTAACATGAAACCTTTCTGCTGTAATTCTGCACATTTAAGAACTCTAACTAATTCATAGTCAAGTTCCATTTTAGCTTGTTGTCTAGCTGCAATAGATTTACAGCGTTCAATAAGAGACCCGTCAAGGGGTACCATAAAGTTAAGCTGAGCACCCCAGTTCTCTGCTACAGTGTAGCTTTGCTGCTCCATTGCATCATCAAATGGGGTGGTATGATTGCCCATATAAAATGGGCTAAACGTCATTGTTGCACCGTTACAAGATATGTTTGGCCCGAGGACTTGACGACTCGGAGCCCCATTGTTTTGGAATTGTACGGCTTGATTTGTAACATTTCCAGTAGCTGCTGCCACAGGATTTGATACATTTTTGGTTTCTCCCTCTTCAGCATAACTTGGAGTTCCTATTGTGAGAATACTGATAATGAGACCGTAGTAGAAGTAGTTTCTATTTCTCTTTCGATCTCGGTTACCTCTAATACTTGACTTGCAGCTCTCGTTACTATCTCTAGTGAGAAGTCGCTTCCTGCTGTTGTCATATTGAATACCGAATCTGAATCCGCTATTCCGCCTGAAGACGTTGAGGTATGAGTGATATTGTCTCCTGACCATTTGTTTAATGCAGACCCATAAGTAGTGATCTCGATTGTTTCCGTGATCTCCTGAGTCGTTGTAGTGGTGGAATTCATTGACCCCTGGGTAAATTGCGGGGTCACCAGTTCTGCTCTTACTACTGTGGGTGATGCGAGTAGGAAGAGTAAAAGCCATTTCTTCATTCTTCCTTTTTCTTTGCCATAGGACAGTTTATTGGTTTACTTTTACCATCCTTATTACCAGTGGTCAAGCCAAAAGTAGCAAGTGCTCCTGTAAACACCGAAGCAACGAACGTGATATCTGAGTTCCCAGCTTTCTTAATCATGGGTAACTCAACATAGTTCATAGTGATGATAAAGCCAGACCAAACAACAACGCCAAGTCTGACGAATGTACCAAGGATCTGGATTTGGTGTTCTTGGTCCTCAGCAGCGTCTTTTAGCTTTCCGAGGAGTCCTTTTTTTTCTTCCGGTTTTCCTTCCATTTGTTAACTTTAGCTTGTAACTGTTTTTGAACCTTCTTCTTAATTGGTTCAAACAAAGATTGAGTGATAGTCGTTGTTGTTACGGCTATAACAGCTGTCGTAACTGCAGTTACTACTACTGCTGTTTCCGGTACCGGCATTTGTATATCGATGACCGGTATCTTTAATGTAGGTTGTTCTGGTTGTTCTGTCTTCTCTTCCTCCGTAGCTTCAGTTTCTTCAGGACGTTCTAAATCAGCTGGTGGTATAAACATAGGTTTATAAGCTGGAACGTCTGCTGTAGGCTGTCTCAGGTACATCTGAGGGATGTCCAGAGCTTTAGGTAGGTTAGGCGTAGGGAGGTTGATGGACATTTAATCTGATACTTTCATTGAGATGAAATTACGATTCCAAAATTCTAAGAATCCTGTACCAGAACTTTTAGTATTATGGATCATAGGTTCAACATAATCACCACTACCATTTAATGAGATAATACCTACTACAGCAAGAAATTGTCTATCTTTATTCTCTGAGTTTTTAGCTCTCGCCCAACTTTCAGCAGAATTAGTTGAACCATTTTTCACTATTCGTATTCTATAAGTATTTTCTTCATCTCCTATATTATAAGTATAATGAGCCATACATAAATACTTACCTGCTACTGTTGGTGTCCATCTTCCACTGGCGTATCCATCAGACCCTCCTAATTCTATATTTTCGCTATCAAACATTTTGGTCTCGGTGTTATGGTTGACATTACGTTGTCCATCATGATGTGACCAACACATTGGATTTAATCCACCCGCTGCGGCTGCCCAAGAGGGTATACCACTTGCTAAGGTAAGTATGTGTCCATCTGTGCCTTTAGGTAATCTTACATAGTTAGTACCATTATGATATAGTACATCTCCGGCAGCATCTGAACCTACTTTAAGTTTAGGTATCTGAACAGAACCATCAGACGCATGAAGCGTCATTGTATCTGCAGTACCTGATGTCCCTCTAAGGGCTCCTGTTTTTAGTGTGCTCATAATTCTGTGCTAATAAGTTTCCAGCTGCCACCATCAAAACTAGCCCCAGAAGGTGCATCGAATTGAAGTTTAGTTAAGGTAGCACCAAGATCTACTGTTCCAGTTATAAAGAAATGAGTAGCTTCTGAGCCAGTTCCTGCATTTAACATGCCTTTTAGATTCCACAAATTAGCATTGACATGTACTAAATCCCAAATGAAATTCATCGCATAAGAACCTGCTCCTACATATTCTTGTGTAAATCCATCAGATTCATGTGTTCCAGCGTTAGAGCTACCACCTTCACTACATGTTGTATCGTAACCACTAGTTTTATATCCACCAGAAGATCCAAGTCTTAGCCTCAACTTCGCGCTATTTGCATTGAAGCTGACACCATGTCCAACAACTTTTATTGTCTTTGTAGTAGATGTAATCCCTGTAATCTCTGATGTTGTTCCTGTACCACAAGATGTGTAACTAGACTCTGTAATTGAAGGTACAGTTACCCAACTTAAGTTTCCACTGCCATCGGTTTTTAATACTTGTCCTGATGTTCCATTAGTTGTAGGGAGAACTAAAGTATTACTTCCAGCCGCTGCTGGTGCATCGATTGCTGTATAACCAGAGGAGCTTCCATTTAATTTTAATGTCATGCTGCTACCTCTAATAGTTGTATATAAGATCCAGCGTTTGTTCCACCACTGTCCTCTCTTTGGAACTGAATTTTCTCATCATCACTACCGGAATAAGTAGCTCCTTGTGTTTTATAGGTAGTAGCACTTGTTGTATTAGGACTATCTAAATAAGAGAAGTTCCATCGCATTCTCATTGAAGCTCTATCCATGCCTCCATTTTGCCAATCTCCTCCTTCACCCCAATATTTGTTGCTGGAATTTCTTAGAAAAGAACCGATTATTGTTGAACCTCTAAGTAGTACGATTCCACCATTATTATCGTCATCATGTCTATAAATACAGTAATGTTGATTTACCATTACAAGTATTTTACTGCTTGAAGCAGATGGTGTGATAGTTGCAGACAATCCAGAATCAGTAAGGCTGGTAGAAGTTACTTCAACCATAGTTGTAGTTGAACTTTCTACTACTTGAAGGATCTTACCTCCAACTCCTGATGCTAATGTATCTGAGTCTACACATCCGTCGGGTAGACCTCCGACTGAGAGTCCTGTAATGGTACCGGACCCGTTAATTGCTATTGGCATAATTACATAATTGTCCAGTACTCGCCGTCACCAATCGTTACCGTGACGCCGTTGTTTATAGTTATCGGACCCCATGTTCCTGCATTTTGTCCGTCTGTTATAGTATAGTCAGTGGTAACTGTTTGACCATTCTCCCAAAATACTTTATCTGTGCCTCCACCAGTCGCTCCAGCTGCAGCAACAGTCCATTCCATACCATTAGAGGTATAGCCTAGAACTTTGTCTGTACCAGAAGGAGCGTTGTGGATATCTAACTTAGCTTCGACTATAGAATCGTCTCCAATCCTAGCAGCTGGTAAAGTACCAGATCCTATGTTTGCAGCGTTACTTGGGTCACTAGCTAGTTTACTAAGGGCTATCGCAGCATCAGATTTAACATCAGCATTAACGATAGAACCATCTGCAATACCTGCAGAATTTACTGTGTTAATTGCCATTAATCTGCTGCCTCCGGTGTGTTACCTGCTGCTACCCATTCTAGGTACTCAGCATAATCTGCATTATTTGGATCTTTAGGGATTGATATACCAAGATCTTTATCGTAAATATCTTGATAAGTATCAGAGCCTTCTAATAGATTGTTCCTTAATTTATACTTTGCCATAATTAAAGCTCCGCTGAAAGCCTAAGGAAACCAGACGCACTTAAAGTAGCCTGAATCGAACCAACCCTATCGTCGGTTCCACTACTAAGTCCATCTAAATTCATCAATATTTGAGGTGTGTTTGCTGTCCATGATCTAACTGTTGGAACGTTTGTACAAGTAGAAGCTCCGTCTTCTCTAAATACTTTCCATTCTCCATTACCACTCCCAGAAGTATCGTTTGCTTTGCACTCAATACTAGGAGAAGCTCTGAAAGGTTTAATTAAAGGTATGGCATAAACAAAATTATTTGCTCCATTCCATCGTCCTGCAAAATTACCGCAGTTTTCACCTGTCCATTGTTGGAAATATCTTTGGCATCTTAGTAACTCTTCATCATATGATTTATGTGCAAAGTCTGTAGCGGTATCTCCTGTTTCTAATTGAACACCTGTCAGTTCAAAAGTAGCTGTATTTGTATTTTGCCAAGTAACGGTTTGATCCGGTGTAGAAGTACCTCCTGCAAAGGCTCCCCATGTATTCTCTGCTAAACCTCCTGAACCTGTGTTATCTGTTCCATAATAAGTATTCCAAGATAAATTAAAACCTTGACCAGTATCATTTGCTAATGAAATATTTGCATAGCCAGGAATAGTTTTAGTAACTTTCGTCCAAGTATCTGCCGACAAAGCATAACTTGACCAATAGCCTTGGTTTGTTCCGTGTTTTGTTCTAATTTGGAAATAGAAAGTTTGAGCAACACTTGATCTAGCCCAGAAACTAAGCGTTAGTTTTGAATTAGGGTCTGTATGGTTCCATCCACTACAAACTAAGTCTTGATCTTCTATTGTATATTGAAACGTAGCTGCATCAGTATTACCTGCGGTATTACTCCCATTAGTAACTTTATAACATTTTCTAAATCCAGAAGCATATGGCCCTGATGTCGCTGAAGCAATATCTGCCTGGCTTTGTGTTTGAGTACCTGCTTTATAGTATGCAAACCTATCTAATGTTTTTAATCCAGTATCGGTAGATGATGTGCCTCTTTGTGCGATCCGCATCGCACCGTTGATTATAAGGTTGGTTGCTGTACCACTAGAAGGTATTGCTTCAAAAGCTGGAGGTGAACCAGCTCCTGTTGATGTTAATACTTGTCCATCTGTACCTGGTCCTACATGAACTGGGTCACCACTAGCATCATAAGTAATTATAACACCATCTGTACCACCAGCCATTTTAGCTAGAGTGATTTGATCATCTGCTATATGGGCTGTGTCTATAGATCCATCAGTGTAATGCTCAGAGTCAACAGCATTGTCAGCAAGATTATCGCCATCTATTGCATCATTAGCTAAGTGCTCATGGTCTATAGACCCATTATTATAGTGTTCTGAGTCTATAGAATCATCGGCTAGTTTTGTTTCATCAATAAGATCAGCTGTTAAGCCACCAGCTTTTACTTGTGTTAATGCCATTATGATTTAGGATATGCATCTTTTACTGCTTTAATTGCTTTCGCAAATTCACCCGTTGAATCGACCTTTCCAGCGAGTATGTCTTTATAGAGGTTATCAAGCTGATCCCCAATTGCAGGATATTTAAGTTTTCTTTTTGCTTGATAAACTTTCTTTTCATCATCAGCTTCTACTTCCGTTACTTTTGTTTTAAGAGTATCTAGATTAATACCTGAAAAACCATTCTCCCAAACAACTGTATTTACATCTCCTCCAGAGACTGATAAATCTGCTTTAGAATCTATTGCTCTAGCAGCTCTAGTTATTTGATCGTTAGTAGTCATTATGTGAACTCCAATGCGTGTATGTAACCTGGAATTTGCCCTGAGCCTTGATTAGGCTGATTTATATAACAAGTATGGCCATCAGCATCGTTATCATATAATTTAAAATACATTTGATACGTACATTGACTTGTTGTGCTCGGTGAATCTATCCAGTTCATTGTTGTACTAGCATACAAACCAGTAATACCTGCAACACTTCTACCAGAAACCATTCCAGCATCAGCATTCCCAAGATTAGTATTTGAGCCTCCTATATCTCTATAAATAGTACCGGCCCAACCATCGTTTCCATCGTTAGTACCTGCAGTCACACAGGCCAATAAAAGTATTTTAGAACTAGCTGAACTTGGTGTTATTTGTACGTTAATAGTGCTACTTGCAGTAACCCATGAGGCAGATGTAGTGCTTCTTTGAGTAGTGTCTGGAGTACCAGCAACTATTTGTAGGATTTTACCAAGTCCAGTAGTACTAGATGTTAAAGCACCTGCAATTGTTACTGCACCTGGGAAAGTTACTGACTGATTAGAAGCGTGAAGTTGTACGCTATCTGCAGTACCTGATGTCCCTCTAAGGGCTCCTGTTTTTAATGTGCTCATGGTTTAGGATATTTGTCTTTAGTACTTTTAATAGTGGCTTTCCATCCATCTATACCATTATGATAAATGTCATCCAACTGATCGACCACAGAAGGGTACTCGGCTGCTCTTTTTTGTTTGTATGTACTTACAGCAGAATCAAAATCTGATTGAGTTACAGCAGCAATAGCAGATTCTGTAGGCTGTGTGTATTTAGAATGAGACCAAACTGCAATCTTTGGTCCTGATCCAGTATCTTCAATTCTTATTCCTTCCCAATTTTCTGGAGAAGCTAAATCAGGGCAAAGAGCTGTGATTTTTTCTACGTATGTTAAAGCCATAATTTAGAATGCTGCTCCTAAGCGAAAACCACCGAAGTAGTTATTTTGTGTATTTCTGTTATTACTTGAACTAGTATAATTCCATATATAAGTCCAAGGACTAACGTAATCGCTACTACCATTTAAAGAGAATATGCCGCTACAAAAATGTGCAGGTACAGCTTCGCCAGTTTTTGCCACGAATTGCGTTAGCGCATATCCAGTATTGTAGGCATCACTTCCGTTTTTCCTAATCTGACCAATAAAGTTAACTTGGTCACTACTCATTGCAGGATAACATTCAAAATAAATGAAGTAAGTACCTGCTGTTTGTGGAGTAAATCTACCAGTACTTGTGTTATAAGCACTTGCTGAATCCCATAACTCAGTGTCTATTACTATTTCACCATGCGTAGCGTGATTTACTGCACAATTTCCACTTTTGTAGACCTGGAACCCTGGGGTGTTGGTATCTCCTCCAGCAACAGCTGCCCAATCTAAAGTCCCTGATCCATTTGTCTGTAAATATTCTCCATTACTCCCATTATCTGCTGGGAGAACTAAAGTATTACTTCCAGCTGCTGCTGGTGCATCGATTGCTACATAACCAGAAGAGCTTCCGTTTAATTTTAATGTCATGCTGCTACCTCCTTAGCTGTTATAATTGTCGGGAATCTTCCTTGGGAAGCTGAATCAGAGTCAGTATCATTTCGACCAAAATAGAATGTACCTGCTGATCCTCTTAATCCTTGTAATGCGTAAGTTGTAGCTGAAGTTGTAGATGGAGAATCTAAGAATTCTATAGAAGCGCTCCTATGAGGAAGGCTACCTGCACCATAACTACCAATAGTAAAACTAGATTGAGTTCTACTACCTGAAGCTGTTCCTACACATATTGCGCTACCTCCTCTAGCTAAACGAAAATGGTATGATTCATTATCATCATCATTAAATCCACAAATATGTGCTGTGACTAATACTTTACTAGATGCTGCAGAAGGCGTTATAGCTACTTCTACATTCCCATCTCCTGCTGCTAAAGTAGTCCAAGAAGTGACACCAGAAGAACCAGATTGAAGTCTTACTGTCTGTACGACTTGAAGGACTTTACCTCCCACTCCAGATGCTAATGTATCTCCGTCTACTGTTCCGTCGGGTAGACCTCCGACTGAGAGTCCTGTAATAGTACCGGACCCATTAATTGTTATTGGCATAATTACATAATTGTCCAGTACTCTCCATCGCCAATCGTTACCGTGACTCCAGAGTTGATCGTTACCGGACCCCATGTTCCGGCATTTCTATTA